ATGTGGCCCGACCCGACTTGCCGGTTGCCGTCGGGGCGAGTTAAGCGGCGCGTTAAGTGGTTTCGTATTGACCAACGCCAGCAGGCTGAGGCGTATCGCGCTGAGTTGCAGGCACGCTTGGTAAATGAGGGCACGCAGGGGCTCGCACGTGAAGGGCTGCGGCGGCGGGATGCGCTGGCCGCGCGGCGGCTGCTTGATGGGGCGGGGCTCCAGGGGCTCACTTTGGAGCAGTTGGCCAGTGCATGGGTGCAACAGGGGGCGGGCGGCCAGTTTGCAATAGCTTTGCCCCAGCAGTCGGGCCGACGGGGGCACTGCCAAGGCGATCAAGCTCTCGCTCAAGCCGCGCAGCAGCTTTGCTCACAGGGGAAGCGGGTGCTTTCGTTTGACGAGGCGGTGGCCGAGTTTTTGGAGTATATGCACCGAGTCGCAGAGGCGAGGCCGCGTACGGTAGCCAATCTGCGCGCGAGGCTGGGGCTGTGGGCGCGCGTCGCGGGCTTGCTGCGGCTCAGCGAGGTTGATCGCGCGGCGGTGCTTAAGCTGCGTGATCGAGGGGGGCGGTTTGGCGCGCGGGGGGAGGGGCCGGTTTCAAGGCAGACGCGGGTTAACGATTTGCTGGCTGCGAGTGCGTTTTGTAGTTGGGCGGTCGAAAGGGGGTGGTTGGCGTTTAATCCGGTCAGCGGCGTGCGACGGCCCGATGTCGCAAGGGATAGAGGGCGACCGGCGGTGTGGAGCGTAGACCAGTTGGCGCGGCTGCTGGAGGCGGCTAGGGGGTATCAGGGGGGGCGTTTTTTAGGCGCGTTGGTTGCGATGAATTTTATCGGTGCGGCTAGGCCCAGCGAGGTCGGTGGCGTGCAGATTCGTTATCAGAGAAATGAGCAGGGAGCGGTCGTGGGGGGCATGGCGCGGGTTGAGGGAGGCAAAATGCGAGGGCGTGCCGATAGGAATGTGGAGTTGTTGCCGGTCGCGCTGGAGTGGTTGGAGGTGGCCGGGTGGCCGCAGCAATGCGAGCCGTTAACTGTGCGCGCGAGGCGTGAGATTTGCGCGGCAGCGGGGGGCTTAAGTTGGGTGCCTGATATTTGTCGGCATACGTGTATTTCGCATTTGGTGGAGTTGCGAAGAAATGATGCAGCGGTGGGGCGGGAGTGTGGGACGAGCGAGGAGGTGATTTTCGCACGCTACCATAACTTGCGGTCGCCTGAAGAGTTGGAGGAGTGGATGGGGCTGCGTTCCGAGGGACAAACGGAGAGTAAACAGCTCGTGTTACCTATCGACTTGGAAGCACTTCGGTCAGGAGGGGGGGGCGGAGAGTTTGGCACTCCCCGGGGGATTGACACTGCGGTGTTACGGCCGGGTGATGTCGTCTAAGCGTGCCCTCCCCTTCAAACTGTCGTGGATGCACAGCGAGTGTATCAATGCGTTCGCGCAGGGTCGCCACTTCACCGAGGAGCAGTTGCTTAAACTCCTCTAGCTGCTGGGAGAGCGGGATGTGGATGGGTACGATTTGTTGTGTGGCGAAGTCGTAGAGGTGGGTCTCCCAGTCGATGAGCACTTCGTCTTCGCCGAGCACGATGCTCGGGCGGCCATTTTGCGAGTCGCTTGCGGGCGACTCGTCTTTTTCCTTTTGCGGGCGAGGGCCAGGGGAGTTGTCAGCTTCGGGAGCGGGGCTTTCGGCGGGTTCGCGGGCGTAGAGTGCGGCTAGCTCCTCTTCGGTGCCGAGGCGGTTTTCGAGGGTTGTAGGGTTAAATATCGAGAGGGGCATCGTGGGAGGCGGCAGAGGGGGTTACCAGGGCAGGGGGCCGTAGTAGTAGTACTGGGCGTAGACGGAGACGTTGCCGTGCATGACGATGGTGGTGTTTGGGGAGGCGTTATTGGCGATCCAGCCGGCGGCTTGGCCGCCAGTTTGCCAGCTCCAGAATTGGTAGGTGAAGCCGCCGGTGAAGACTGAGGCGGGCGCGTTTAGGGGGACGACTGCGCCTGCATCTTTACTGCCGCCGCCGGGGATTGTCTCGGTGTAGGTTTGGGAGTTGGCGCTTATGGTGAGTTTGCGGGTGAGGGCGAGGGTGTACTGCTGGCCGCTGCCACCGCCACCGGGGGCACCAGGGGCACCGGGTAGGCCGTCTTCGCCGTTTTTAATGACGGGGACTAGCTTCGTTTCGATGTTCGGGCTGGGCCCATCGCCCGATTTCATGAGCCCGACTTCAATGTTCATCACGTTACCCCAACCTTGTTGAAGTTGGAAGTGGTGCTGGGTTTGGTCGTGCGGGGAGTGGTAGTGGTGGTGGAATTCGGTGGGCGAGACTTGGAGGCGCACGCGGAAGCGGCCCGGGTAGGGCTGGCCTGCGGCTTTCGCATACATGACGAGGTGCTGGGAGTGGAAGGCTCCGTTACTCATGCGGCCTATGGCCCAGTGGCTGAGGTCGAGGTAGGGGGCGGTGGATTCGGGGGTGATGGAGGCAGTGGCCCAGTCGCTTTTTACGCCGTTTATGTTTTCGTGGCGGGCGCGGATGTGGACTTTTTTGTAGGGGGTTAGGTCGTTTATGTAGTCGTGCGTATGTGAACCGTCGATGCGGCTCCAGTGCGTCCATGTGTTTTCGGTGTCTTGGCGGAATTGGAGTTCGGTTTTGCCGCCGTTTACGACGAGGGGGTCTTGGGATTTCGTCCAACTCGCCTTGATGCGTGGGAGTGAGGTGACTTCGGAGTCGGCGGGTTGGGAGAGCTGGAAGTTGCTGGGGGGGGCGACGTAGTTTTGGGGGATGAGGCCGGTGTTGGGGGCGGGGTCGAGGGTGGTTTCGTCGCCGTCGTTCCAGTCGTAGACTTGGGGGGCGGTTTCGACGGCGGTGATGCCGACCGATAGGGTCATGCCATTACCGCCTTGGGCTTCATCGGGCGCGACTTTGAGCTCCCAGTTGCGGATTTCGAAGGGTTTCTTGTTCCAGCCGAGGCGGGGGCGGGTGAGTTGGATAATGTCGCCGGGTTGGGCGCGCAGGGCGCGCGCGTTAAAGTCGGCTTGGATTGTGACTTGTTGGCGGGCGCGTTCGAGGTCGATTTTGGCGACGCGTTGGGCTTGCGCGGAGCTGGTGATGTAGGGGTAGGCGACGTCTTTCCAGAGCCTTTGCCCGCCGTCCCAGTCGCGGTAGGTGTCGTTTTTTACGGCGGGGAAGTCGGCTGCGGCCCATTCGTTTTTGGGGTTAAAGAAGGTGCCTCGCACGCCGTTATAGGTGTCTTGCCGCGAGGCGCGGGGGGTGCAGTGGAAGTCACTGACGATGTCGGCATCGGTCAGTTCGATAATGGGGGGGCTCCAAGCACCGGCTTTAATCGTCCACTTGCCTCCGGCGTCGACGATTTGGCCAGCCATCGTGTCTTGCAGTTCGGCAAGTGCATCGAGGGGGTTTTGGTCGTAGGTATATAGGCCGTTTGCGCAGTAGCGGGGTTCTTGGCCGCCAGCGGCGAGCGCGACTCGTTCGCTGCATACGTTGGCCGCGGTGATGAGGGGGCCGGTCAAAATGCGCGAGTAGGGGATGGCTTTCCTGATGTGCAGGAGGTGGGCGGCGAGCAGGGCGCAGTTATTGCTCCATTTCCACGAGGTGGGGTTGGTGGGGCTTTGGCTTTGGTCGCGGGGGTCGTAGACTTTTGCGCCTTTTACCACTGCGCTAACTTCGGGCAGGCCGTTGGGCCATACGTTTTCGTCCCACTTTAGTCGGATGTGGAGGCGCGCTACCCCTTTGCCGAGGTGTTGGGGGCCCCAGTAGTTGGGGATTTCGCTTTCCCAACCAAGGTCGCGTTCGCCTTCGGGTTTGCCCAAGAATTTGCGGATTTTGACGACGGAGGTGTTTACTTCAGTGCCGTCGGCATTTTCGAAGGGGAGGTTATTGAAGCGGATTTGTTTGATTTGCTCCACTTCGTGGGAGGCTAGGGTGACGACCATGTAGTGGTAGCCGTCTGCACCGGGTTTTTGGTAGTAGAAGGTGACTACGCCGCCGACGAGGGCTTCGCCGTAGATGATGCGGCGGGGGGCGAGTGGGTCGCGGATCATTTGGCTTCTGCCGCTGTCGAGCCCCATGTTGGCGAGGGCTCGCTTCATTTTGCGCTTTTGGGCGTTGGCCTGTAGTAGGCCTACGGCGACGGTGATGGCGATGCGGGCGACGACCGCTCCGGCGGTCGAGCCCATGATCCATGCGGCGGCGGGTATGGCTTGGGGCATTAGGAAATCCTCCAGGGTCGCAGACCCTTTCCATTTGCGTCGCGTCGTTGCCGCGCCGTCATCGTTTCAGATTTTGGATGCATGTTCTTTACCCTATTCTCCATGCCCTCAGGGCGTGCTGCATGTCGTAGTGGGTGAGGCCTTGCGAAGCGGCGGCGGCGAAGGTGGGGCCGGTGCACAGCCCTAGGGCTTTTCCGCGGGGGCTGTCGAAGAGGATGAGGTCGCCGCGCTGGGCGTAGTGGCGGGGGACTTCGGCCCAGCCGTGGGCCTTGGCGGTGCGCTTGATGAGGCCTAGGACGCCGCCTTTTTTGGCGAGGAGGGTTTTCGCCTCTTCTTCGGTTTTAGGGAGTTTGTCGCGATACTTTTTGGCTGGGTCTATGCCGGTGAGTTCGCGCACCCAGTCAGCGGCGAAGAGGCAGCAGTTGTTACTCGCCCAGTCGAAGGGGCACTCCTCGCGTGTTTCGAGGAAGTGGCGCAGTCGCTCAGGCCAGTCATCGGGGCGCGCAGGGGCGGGGGCAGGATCAGTTTCCATTTGCGAAGCGGTTGGGCGGCACGGCGAAGCCTGCTTTGCGGGGGCCGAAGGTGATTTGGTTTTGGGAGAGCCAAGCGACTTGCTCGAAGAACTTATCCCCGGGCGCATCGAGTTGTTGGTCTTCGTGGGTGAAGCGGCGGTAGTCGTCGCGCCGGTCGATTAACTCTTTTTCGAGGGCGACGGTGATGGTGGAGGTCTGGCCTGTATCCTCGAAGCCACTACTGTCTATCACGCCGTCGAAGAGGCATAGGGGGGAGCTCACGAGCTGCATCGCCTCGTCGAAGAGCCCGAGGTAGATTTGCGCGGGCGCGCCTTGGAACTTGTTGTCGAAGGCGGCGACGATTCCCTCGCTGGGGATGCCCGATAGGGTGAGCTGTACGCCGTTTGCGTGCCCGTCGCTCGACTCGCCGATTGGGGAGATACTGCCTAGGTCGCCTGTGCCTTGCCACGTTTTACCGCCCCATGTGACGTTTCCGTATCCGCCCCACGCATACACCGCGCCAGTGGGCCAAGCTAGGTGCACGAAGAAGGCGGGCGCAAGAACGCGCTCGCTGAGCTGGGGGGCGAAGTTGGCGGGCAGGTCACGCATGGCTTGCGGCGGGTTACATTCTTGCGGCGTCTATCAGCTCTAGGGTCAGCCCCTCCATGACGCGGGCCGCAGCGAGTGAGAATATGGGAGCGGCCTTTAGCCGAAAGGTACCTTGGGCGAGGAAAGCAAAAGAGTGGCCAGCCACCGCCTCGCGTAGCCGTGGCCATACATTCATGCCGGTGACATCGCCCGCCCCATCGGTCACTACCCCGCCGGTGACCTGATACAGGCAATCGCCGCCTACAGACAAGGGCACATACAGGTAATCGCCGATGTGCGGCGCGCCTGTAGCCATGCTATCCCACTTGCCGACAGGCAGCCACGCGCTGCCTACTTGCGCCCCCGTGCCGACCGCCCAGCCGTGGGCCGCGCCTCCCGTCAGACCGGTGCTGCGAAAGGTGCGGTGAAGCGGCAGGGTAAAGGCCACCTCGGGGCCGTTGAGCGAGAGGAGGAAGGCCGCCCACTGCTTGGCAGTCTCCCAGTGCATGGGCGGCAGCGTGACGGTGGCCTCCCACCACTGGCCGGGCCAGCGGTAGACCTGCGAGTGCCCCGTAAATGGCGAGCGCGAGACGCCGACCACGGTGTTGGGTCGCAGCTCGATCGCCGATATCGGCAGCTCAGCGGGCAGTTCTACTATCACCGCGCCACTGTTACACTCAGCGGCCCCCTCCTCACTCTCGCAAAGTGCCCACTTTGCCACCCAGTGGGCACTTTTGAGGTAACGGATGGGGTGCGGTGGGCGTCTCCACAGCCATACCCCTTTATCTTTTGCTATGAGATTACCCGCACTGCTGCTCGCCCTACTATGCGCCTTTTCATTAAGCGGCTGTGCACTCCATGCGCCGCAGACCAGTGGGCCGCGCCCTGCTGCCACGCGCTCCGCCGTCGCGCAGGGCACCACTCGCCAGATTGGCGACCAGTTCTTGCACTACGACGCACAGGGGCGGCCAGCGGGCACCACTCGCCAGATTGGCGACCGGCTCTTGCACTACGATAGGGCAGGGCGGCCAGCGGGCACCACTCGCCAGATTGGCGACACGCTTTTGCACTACGATAAGGAGGGGCGGCCAGCGGGCACCTCGCGCGCAATCGGCGACACGCTTTTGCACTACGATAGGGCGGGGCGGCCCAGTGGGCAGACGCGAGAGAGCCGTGCGCAGCACTATACTACACGTCCGCGCGACCCCTAGCCCCTTCTCGTGCGATCTGCGTCGGCGGCTCGTGCGCGTTTCTCTACCACGCCCGGGCCTGCCAAGCGCATGAGGGCGTGTTCGAGCCGCCCTACCGCTCCGGCATCGGCCCCGCGGGCGTCGATTTGATAGACGTTTTGCGGGCCCCTATCGCCCCCAGTCACGGTGTCTGCGGCTAGGGCTGCTGCGGTTTTGTTCGCATCAATAATTTTGCCGCTGAGTGGCGGAATGAATAGTTCGGGGCCGCGCTCGCCGACAAGGTAGGGCCGTTTGCCCGTGACCGGCCCACCGCTGGCGCGGCCAGGGAGCGAGGGCAGCCCCATCGCCCCGCCCAAGCCGCTAAACAAGCCCCCCGCTGCGCCACCTGCTGCGCCCGCCGCGCCGCCGAACATATTGCCAATACCGGTCAAAAGTGGCTTTAGAATCAGGGCCTTAATCATCGACTGGATGACTTCGTTAATAATCGACTTGCCGAGCTTTTTCATGTCGGCAGTGCCGGTCTCCACGAAGTCTTTAATCGTGCTGGAGAGTTGGGTTTCAATAACCCCGTCGAGCCGCTCGAACTCGCCGATGAGGTTTTGGACGCCTTCCGAGAGGGCTTCGTAAGCGGCGGTGTTTTGCTCGTCGGCGAGCAGTTCGCCCGCCTCGCGCAGCTTCTCATTTACTTGGTCTTGAGCGCGCGTCCACTCTTCGGCTCCGAGTTGGCCGGTCTGGTAGAGTTGCGCGGCTTGGGCTCGGAAGGCTTGCGCCTGGCTGCGCAGTTGCTCGGAGGGGGCGAGGCGGTCAAAGTCGAACTGGTCGAGGGCCTTGCGCATGTCCTCAGCCAAGGCGCGCTGAGCCTGCCAACGCGCTTCGGCGGCCTTCTCGTCGTCCTCTTCTAGTTTGATGCGGATGCCCGAGCGAAGCTTCTCAAAGGCCGCCTCGTCTTTGAGGAGAAGTGCGTGGGCCTCCTGTTGCTTTTTAATTTTGATTCCCTTTTGCGCCGCTGCCGCTGCCTCGGCGGCGACCGCTTCGAGCTTGGCTTTTCGCGCGGCGGCCTTCTTGTCGATTTCGCCTAGGCGTTGCTGTAGGGCGTCATACTCGGAGACGAGCCCTGCAACGGGCAGCTTCGGGTTTTTCTCCAAGAGTGCTTTGGCGTTATCCATCCACTTCTGCGAGTCTTTTAGCCAGAACCTCGCGGCAGCAGTATTACCCGCTTCGAGCTGCGCGGTGGCCGCCTCTATGGCTGCTTTGGCCGCGCGGGGGTTATTCACCCCGCCGAATTTTGCCCGCAAATCCAGTGCCTGTGCCGCTGCGTCGGTGGCCTTGTCGGTCTTTATCCAGGCATCATAGATGAGCATGGCCCCTTCGCTCCAATCTGCCGCGAAAGCTTTAAAGCGGTGGCCAAGGTCGCTTAGGGCTTGGTCGATGCGCGCGAGTGATTCGATGGCTTCCTCACTCATCACCTCTCCGGCTTTGACGACCTTCTCTTTTAATTGGTCGTAGCCCTTTTCTCCAAGCACTTGGAGCGACTGCATGAGTTTGGGTGCGGCGTCGGTGCCCACCAGAGCCATGACTTCGGCAAGGGCAGCCTGCTTGTCACTGGCTGCATTTACCGCCAGACCTAGCCGCTCCATCTGGCGTTCGGGCGAGAGGCTTTTGAACTTGGCCAAGTCGATTCCGAGCCGAGCAAAGCGGTCAGAGAGGCCCTTGTTCCCATTGGCGGCGGCTTGGGTGCTCTTAGTGAGGGTGAGCACCGCCTTACTCATGTCTTCGAGCTTCGCGCCGTTTTGCGCGGCCACTCGCCCCAGCACTTGCAGGTCGGTCGTGGAGGCCCCAGTCGCCGCTGCGAGCTTAGTGACCTCGTCGCCAAGTTTGTGCGCCCCATCGACGAGACGGTAGAAGGCGTAGCCCATGCCCCCGAGGGAGATGAGGGCCTTCTTGGTCATGTTGAGCAGGGGCTGGAGCTTGCGCACCTGCGCCTGCAAGTCCCTCAGATCCTTGTTGGCTTTTTTTATACCCTCCATCTTGGCCGTCGCCTCAAGGACGAGGGCCAACTTCATGCGATTTGCTTTTGCCATAACGGGAAACAGGGGTTTAGAGTTGGGTGATGAAACGCGATTGCTCGCAGAAACTGGGATGGGCCACTTGGGTCGTCGGGCTGCTGGAGGGCTTGGTTTTCTTGGTGCTCAATCCGTTTGGCTTGGCCCTGCTTTTAGCGGTGGGCTTTGTGTGCCTGTTTTTTGCACATCTACAGTGAGAGGAGCCCTTGGCCCGCTGCGTCGGGGGCCTGTGGGCGCGTGGCCTTGCCCTTCTTGATCGCCACCTCTAGCCCCTTGTGCACGGTCTTCATGATTTCCTGTTCCATTTCGTGCAGCGAGGCGGTGTGGGCCGCTTTGTAGAGCGGGCGCGGGGCGACTGCGTATTTACCCACGCCGCCTTCGACTAGGTGCGCGTAGTTTCTGGGCGTGGAGGTGCGGCGACTGTAGACCTCGCTCCTGCCGCGATAGGGCTTGGTACGCTCGACTTTCTTGCTGCCGCCCAAAGTGCCCACGCCGGCGAAAACATCGGTGTCTTTTTTCACATCGTAGGTTTTCTTGCCGCGCACGATGACCTTGGAGGCCAAAAGCCCCGTCTCCTTGGCGGCCTCGGCGTTAGCCTTGGCCCGCTTGTGCATGATGCGAGCGGCCTTAGTGAGCGCGCGTTGGGCAAGGGGCGCGCGAAAGTCCTCCTCAATTCTCTTGAGGGCTTCCCTCGCCGCACTGGCATCAAGGGACAGTCTCATGGTGCCTTCGCGGTTTTCTGGATGGGGGCGAAGGCGGCCACAAAGGCGGCAAAGACCGCTTCGGGCTCGCGCGTATCAACTTTTTCGCTACGTGGCAGGAAGTCATCGGCGGTGAGGGCTCGCCCGCTTTTGTGCCGCAGCCCGTGCAGCCGCGCTTCCCAGGCGCGAGCCCTTGCCTCCTTTTTTTGATGCGCTTCGAGGTGCGCTTGCCACTCGACTGGGCGCATAGCGAGTAGCTCCGGCTCCGAGAGGCTCAATCCGAGCTCGATGCGGGCGAAAGCGAGGTGTTCGTAGCGGTTTTTTTTTTCGGCACTTCCACGGCGAAGACCTCGCCCAATACTTGGGCAAGCTCATCCATACTTACCCCCTGCTCAGAAAGCTGCCGAGCGAGACAAACAGGCTTATCGCCCTCGCTTCGGGCGGCCAATGCCTCATGGGCAGAATCGGGCAGGCAGGCCCAAAGCACGTCAATAAGTGCCTTAAAGTTGCCCGCATCTTGCCCGAGATTATTGAGAGAGGCATTTAGCCCTGCCTCCCAAAGCCGGTAGATGGCCGAGAAATCCCAGCGTAGGGGGTAGCTTACGCCATTAAGCGTGAGGGCGGGCGCGGCGGTGCTCATCAGATGGGTTGGCCTGTGGGCTTGAGGGTGAAGTCTTGGTTATCGACACTCTCCATCTCGAAGGTGCCATTGGTGATGGTAGAGACGACCGCGTTAAACTCGACCGCCTGCCCCGGGCGGCTCGGTAGCGTGATTTTGAAGCGTTGCGTAGAGCCCACACTGGAGCGCAGGAGGTTTTGCCCCGCGTCGGTAATGTCGGTATAGAGGTTCCCCGTGACTTCGGTGAGCTCGTAGAGCGGGCTATGGATGTGCTCGCGAAAGCCCCCAGGGCTAGTGTGGTTAGTCACCTCAATAGGATCGCCTGCGCTAACTGCGGGCGGAGTGATGGATTGGACGCCGCCGACGACCACGTAGGCGGTGTTAGCGGTGTCGTAGATTTCGAGCTTAAGCCCGTAAGTGTGTCCGTAGGCCATAGTAAGGCCCCAAGCATGCAGCTACCCCCAAGCCCTCGACCGCAAAGAGTGCCCACCTCGCCAGCACGCGACCGCGCTTTAGCCCCACTCAGCGGCCACCCGCGTAGGTGTTTTTTTAGAAAAGGGCTTGCTAAAAGAAAGCCGTTAGGTTTTATCTCAATGCACGGCCCGCTGGAAAAAGACGATCGCGAAAATCCTCGCCGAAAAACGCTTTCATAACCTCGACTTTACTGACCTTGAGGGCGCGGTCAAAGGGGTGGGCTACTCTTACACACGCACCAAGGGCAGTCACGACACCTACGAGCAGGACGGCTGGGAGCCGATGCACCTGCACCCAAGAACGGGAAGGCAAAGGAGTATCAAGTCTGGCAATTCAAAGAGGAGCTTAAAAATCATGGCTATTAATCTATACGACTACGAATACCGGATTTACTACGACGCGCACGGGCTGGCCAAGAATGAGGACTGCTTCCTCGCCGAGGTGATCGGCTGGGAGCATGTCAAAGGCGATGGGCAAACCCCCGCTGCCGCTATGTGCCGCGAGATTCTGGAGCTATCAATCGAGTCAAACTTACGCGTAGGAAATCCTATCCCCCCGCCGGTGAAAGGGGTCTCGCTTGCTGCCTCAGCCTTTGGTCGGCTCGGCGGTAAGTCGAAGAGCCCTGCAAAGCTGGCTGCGGTGCGGCGCAATGGCCGCTTGGGCGGTCGCCCACGCAAAGTCCGTGAGCTTGTGGCCGCTTAGCACTTGTAGCCTAGGCTGAAGTCCGCTTGCGCGTGGGCCAGATTGCTCACCGCGTCGTAGTCCTCGTTTGATGCCTCGTGGATACAGTGGGTGATGGCCGCCTTTGCGCCGCCTTCGAGTTCGACTTCTCCTGCGAAGCCGTGGAGTTGTGAAATCGCCGCCTCGCGCAGTTGAAGCGCGGTCTCATCGTCAGCGGCCCACACGTCTACAGAGAGCGAGGCTTCAGCCAGACCAGTCGGGCCGCAGTGGCTGAGCAACTGCTTGTCGTTGTCGAGCGTGAGGAGCACGACCGGCGGCGGGGCCTCGTCGGGCGCGTGGCTAAACCACAGCGAGACGCCGTCAGCACCCAAGAGCGGATGCGCGGCGAGGCGAGTAATCAGGGCAAGGCGAGTCGTGGCGTTCATGGTGGCGTGTCTGCTTCGTGATTGACAACGTAGAGTGGCGCGAGCACAGTCCAGACAGCTCCGGTTTCTGCCGAATGCGTGTCGCTGGGTGGGCCCTCAAAGCCTTCTGCTCCGCCGCTTGGGTAGGCAGACAACCGGAGTTTCTCTTTTGCGATGACGCTGTGCAGATACATGCGGGCTCCGTGGCGGTTTGCCTTCACCATAACAACGACGATGTAGCCCCCTATGGCTATCATGACCGGAGCAGCGACATAGTAAACACGCCCCCCATCCTTACTTCCGATCAAGGGCTCCTCATGAATAATGCGCCCTTGCAATAATACGCTGGGCACGGCGGCGAAGGCCACACCTTTGGTATGTGTTAGCCCGTGGTGAATGCTGCGCGTGACCGCGCGCTCATCGAGTAAGACAGGGCCAATGCGCGGCGCATCAACCACCGAGTATCCATTCTTTCGATACCACTGCGCGACGCGCTGATAAAGCGGAGCTTGGACAGTGGCCTGCTTGGCAAACTCGGTGCCGACGAGGGCGCACACGGGGGGCCCATCTAGGAACTCACGTAAGAGTTGGTCGGCTTGGGAAAGCATGTTTAGGATACAGTGGCAAATGCGGCACAGTTCAACGCTTCATCGTGTGGCGATAGCGTGCAGGTGCAGGGGGGCGCAGCCCCCTTTTATTGTCGGCGGGGCGTTACCCCGCAGTCCACTCACTTCGCTGCGAGGGCATGGAGGTGTAGATAACTGCGCCGTGCGGTGTTTGGCGCGGGGCTAATGCCCGTGAGCTCGAATTTCTTGCCCGCGACTTCGAGCCGTCCGTTGGGCAGGAAATCGGGCCGGTAGCGGGTGATAAAGCGGGTGACAAACTGGGCGCGGTGTGCGCCGCCGCTTGTGCTCTCACTCATGGAGGTAAAGCCGGTAAGCTCGCCTACCCAGATTTGCACGGGCGCGGCGAACTTTCGCACAGGCGAGCCGGTGGGGCCGCGTGTGACTTGCGCAGGTTCGGCGGGCGGGTAATACTGCGCGACTTGGTCGGGGATAATCGGCGGCGGTTTAGTGGGCATGGCGGGAACGTTTTTATGAAGGAAAAGGGGGATTGGGGCTTGCTAAATAAAAGCGATTTGATTTCCTCTCAACGCATGGCCCGCTGGAAAAAGACCGTCGCAAAGATTCTCAGGGAGACGAAGTTCGAGAACTTGGACTTTGCGGACTTTGAGGGCGCGATTAAGGGCGTGGGCTATTGCTACAACCGCACTGCGGGCAGCCATGATATTTATGTGCAAGACGGCTGGCGAAACATGGACATCCAGCCTGAAAACGGGAAGGCCAAGCCCTACCAAGTGCGCCAGTTCAAAAAGGAGCTTATTAATCATGACTATTAACCTAAATGACTACGAGTTTCGCACTTACTACGACCCCGAAGCACTCAACTCGGGCGGTGCCTTTCTCGCTGAGGTGATCGGCTGGGACTGGATAAAGGGCGATGGGCAAACGCCCGAGGAGGCCGTGCGGATGTGCCGCGAGGTCTTGGAGCTTAATATCGAGGTAGACCTTGAACGCGGCGTGCCCATTCCTCCTCCGGTCAAAGGCGTCTCTTTGGCCGCCGCTGCGCTGGGACGGCTTGGCGGTCGCTCGCGCAGTCCGGCCAAGCTGGCCGCCGTGCGCAAGAACGCGCAAAAGGCGGGCCGCCCCAAGGGCAGCAAGAATAAGCCCCGCGAGTTAAAGGCTGCGTAGGTCACTGGGGGGGCGGGCTCCTATTTCTTGCGAATACCTTTACGTTTAAGTGCGCGGGGGCGGCGCGCGGATGCCTTAGGCCGCTGCTTGGGCTCACCGCGCCACCATTTAATGAGCGTGAGCCCCCACCGCTTAAAGACCCCGTAGACTTGGGGGGAGAGGACAAGGAAGGTAAAGATGAGCGTGAGCGTCGAGAGTGAGGCGCGCACGCGCTCTTGAACTTCGGTAATCCGATCCCAGTTCACTGCGGCGAAGGTTGAGCCGCCGCCTAGCAAGCCGCTAGCGACGGGGTGCCCCCTAAAATAGTCGGCAATTTGAGTATAGAGTTTCATGGCAACTAGAGGACTTGTTTTTTCGAGCGTGAGACTTGCACGGCCCAGAGGATGCCGACGGCGATGCAGCACAGGGCGAGCGAGCCGCCGACCAAGTAGAGGAACCACGGTTTCCCCCATAGGAGCCCCGAGCCGCCGAGCGCGACGCCGGCGGGGACGAGGGAAATGCCTACCCTACTCCAGCCGGTTACGGCACTGACTAGGCCGATGCCAGAGACGACTGCACCCAAGAGCGCGAAGAGCGTGGTGATGCGCAGTTGGGCTTGGCGGTTGGCCTCTTGTTGGGCGGCCTTTAGCTCGGCGTTAAAGTCGCTGATGGTGCGTTGCAGGTCGAGGGCGCGTGCTTCGCGCTCTTTGGCATGCTCGCTTGTGAGCTTCGCAATACGGCTGCGCGCTTCCACAAAGGCGGCTTGGGCCTTTACTTCGTCGCCAGAGTGGGCCGCCTCGCTGAGCAAGGCGGCCCGTTGCGCGTCTACCGGCTCAGACAGGGGTAAGCCTACCCGTGCGGCCTGGAGTTGCAAATTGACGGCTTCGCGCGCCAAAGAGGGGGCGTGGGCGAGGTGCGCACTGATCGCACTTTCCTTTGCCCTCGCCGCCTCGCTCTCGGGGGCGACGAGCACGGTCGGGGCACGGCTCCCACGTCCACCGCCCATCCTCCCGCTGGCGCAACCGGTGAGTGCGAATGAAAGCGCGGTGAACAGCAGTAAAACCGCCAAGCGCGCAGACCCTTTTATTGTGCGTGCGCCGCGCTGGGCGCACGGTGGGCAAAATGGGTGAGTGCGGTGCTTGGTCGTCATTGCGTAGCATAGGGATAAAAGGATTGCGGGCACCGCGCTCGGCGGGAAATATCGCCCATTATGCCCCCCGCTGCGACACTGCCCAGAGCCTCCCACACGCGCCGCACCGTGCGGCATGTGCCCCTAGAGGAGCGCGTCGCGGTGCTCGAAACGCACTCTCCTATGCTGGCCACAAAGGCCGACGTGAAGGCCGAGGTGCGTGGAACAGAAAACCGGCTGATTATGTGGATATTTGGCGCAGCCCTCGCGCTGCTCGCTGCTATCTTGCCGATGATCTCGGCAAACACCGCACGCATTGATGCGCTGGCCGCCCGCACGGATGCACGCATCGACAAGCTGGAGGACAAGGTTGAAGCCCGCTTCGATAAGCTCGACGCCCGCATTGATAAGCTCGACGCAAAGTTCGACGCGCTTTTAGCCGAGCTGCGCGCGCAGCGTGAGCGTAGGCAGTGATTAGTCATCGGCACTTGCGGACTTGGGGCGCGCGCGGCGGCGAAGCGCATCGATGTCGCTGGGGGCCCAGCGACAAACGCTAGGGGAGGGGGGGGGGCTTGTTTTTTCGGGGGCATTTATAGAGCAGGGGCATGGGGATAAAAGGGGTTGCGAAGGCGGTGTGCGGCGTGGAGTGTGTGCGCCATGCCCCAAGCCGCGACACTGCCCAGAGCCTCCCACACGCGCCGCACCGTGCGGCATGTGCCCCTAGAGGAGCGTGTGAGTGTACTCGAAACGCACGCGCAAAGCATCGCGACAGTCGCCGATGTGCGCGCCGCAGAGAACCGGCTGATTCTGTGGATACTGAGCGCGGCAGTGGCACTGGCGGGCTTCTGTTTTGCGATCCTTTCAGGCAGCGAGGGACGCATAGATAAGCGTATGGATGCGCTGGATACGGCACTAAACAAGCGTATGGATACGCTGGATACGGCACTAAACAAGCGTATGGATGCGCTGGACAGCCGCATGGATAAGTTCGAGGCGCGTATCGATAGGCTCGAAGAACGCATGGACAGGCTCGATGCGAAGGTTGACTCGCGTTTCGATAAGCTGGATGCGAAGTTCGATGCGCTCTTAGCCGAGCTGCGTAGCCAGCGTAGGGGCGAGTAATAGGTAGGCATGGCGGCGATCACTGGGGGAGCGGGCTTACTCGTCGTCTTGGGCGGCGGTGAGCAAGGGGCCGTGCGTGTAGGCGTGGGCGTAGTTTCTTAGTTGTGGGGGCGACTCGCTTAGCTGTAGCATCGCCTTGGTGGGCACGATGGGGGCCCTGCCGTAGAGTCCGACACTAGTCTGCGACACGTGCGGGATGTCGTGCACGCCATCGCCAAGGGGCACGGGGCCGCAGTTAGCGAGGCGGCCTTGGTTAAACGAGATTCGGCTATCGACACCCACAGCACTGTCGGGCAGCAGCCCTTTACTGCCGACGAGCGCGAGGGCAGGAACCGCCCCTCTCCCGCGCACCGCGCCTCCGCCGAAGCCCACAAGCGTGCCCGAGACTAGGGCCTCCTGTGCGGGAGCGGCATAGCTCCCGCCGTGCGCTTGCACCGCGTAGAAGCGCAGGGCGGCGGTGGGGCTATCCACAAAGCGCAGCGTGGCGGTGGCCAAGTGGCCGACTTGGAGCGTAGCGGTGGCCAAGTGGCCGAGGGTAAGCGTGGCGGTGGGGGCGGGCACAGTGTCGGCAGCGCGTCCTATGAGTACTCTTGATAGGAGAAGGAGTTTTCCATAAGGATGAGTTGCACGCCCTCGATGAGTGGCGTGTTCAGGTAGACGCCCGTGAAGTAAAGCGCGGTGCCTCCGGTGGGCGCGTCGTAGATGGCGAAGCCGCGCACTGGGGGCCAGTCCTCGGTCGTGATTTCGGGCCACTTGACGCGCATTTTGTTAAAAACGCGGGCGTTTTCATCGGGAGCGGTCCAGTGGGCCGAGTCGTTGGGCACGGCGACTCGCGCGTAGCCGGTGCCGGTAAGCTCGGTGGGCGTGTAATCGGGGTATTGGCCCGTATTGGTCAAGAGGGCCAAGTAGTAGGTGCTTGGCGGGGTGTAGGCTACGCCACCGAATTGGGCGGCGGCGCGCTGCTTGCGTAGGGAGAGGGCTTGGGCCATGCGGGGGACAGTGTCCCCTTCCATTCTTGCGGAGCTCTCGTTGGAGCCCCGTCAGCCAAAGGGAAGAGGATACGTGGATTGAGGGTTTAACGTGATTTAGGTGAGAGTGAAGGTACCCTTGAGTAGCGTGTAGGTGACTGCGGGCTGGGGCGGGTAGCCGTTGGTCTCGGCACGCGAGAGCCAGATAGTGTAGCGATACAGGCCGCGCCGCAGGGTGCGCAGGCGGTAGCCCCAGCGGTCGTATTCGGCAGTCTGTAGGAGGGCGGAGTAGCTAGCAGGGCGGCCCTGCACGGGCGCAAAGGAGAGGGTGTGCTTATCGAGTGCCGGGCCGATGCACTCGCCCCCTAGCCTAGCGGCGGGAAACCCCACGCCTCCGAGAGGCGTGCCCCAAGGGCTGCCCTGCTCGTCGGTGAGTAGCTGCACGGTAAAGGGGATCGAGTCGCCAGCAGGGAAACTGGCGTGTGGGAGCGGCACGTTCATGCTAGGCGGAGCGGGCAAAAAGGGTTAATTCGCCGGGCATGCACAGGCAGCGTGCGGCACTGATGCCCCAAGCTGCGACACTGCCCACGCCTTCCCACACGCGCCGCCGCATACGAGCGGACAGGCGAGCCGTGCCGATTGAGGAGCGGTTGAGCGTGCTTGAGGCGCACTGGGAGACGCTTTCGCCAGACTTGGCCACAAGGTCTGATGTGAGGGCCGATGTGCGCGGTGCAGAGAACCGCTTGATTATGTGGATACTGGGCGCGGCGGCCGCGCTGGCCGGGTTCTTCCTCTCAAACACCGCACGGCTGGATACCCGCATCGATAAGCTGGACGCAAAGTTCGACGCGATGATGGCCGAGCTTCGCAGCCAGCGTAGGGCTGAGTAAGGGGGCTTGGTCATCGGCGTGTTATGCGGCGAAGCCCGAGTGGCGGTGACTTGAGATTAGCGATTCGAGCGCGGCGTTGGGCTCGGTGACTTGGTCGTAGGTGTCGCGCAGGAGCATGAGCATGGCGATGCGTAGGCCGCCGGGCACTTGGGCGGGCGCGTAGCCGCTTACGAAGTCGATCTGCACGGCTTTCGCGTAGGGATAGAGCGGGGGCAGGGCTTGGTGCGGCGCAGTCCAGAGGTAGTTTTTCCCGTGCGGCCCATAGGGCTCGACGCGCCACCCACTGGCCTGTAAGTGCAAGTAGGTAGTGGGCAGTAGCGGCCCTTTATAGGACTGCGGCACGAAGCGGATTGCTTCGACACTAAGAAGCGGGGCTTTGGGCAGCTCGGTGTACTCCTCGGGCAACCAGTGAGGGAGGCTGAGGCGGTAGCGCGATACCGCGAGGGTCTGGCCGGTGCGGGCCTCAATTTGCTCGCGCGCGTAGCGCAGTAAGCCCTGCACTTGCACCGCGTCTTCGGCACTGCCTAAGCGCAGGTGCGCCAAGGCCTCTTCTAAAGAAATGGGCTCCTCTTTGGGAGCTTCTAAAAGCTCCAATATCACTGCGCGGACTTTCGCTTCGGGGCTTTCGGTTTTGCGGCTGGCGCAGACATGACAGCCACTTCAGCCAGTGGGGGCGCGGCGGTCGCCGCCTCAATCTCGCGCGAACGGGCCGCCCGCGCTTGTGCACTCGTCGCGCCACCGGCGGGCTTGGGCAGCGCAGCGAGCCGCTGGGCGAGTAGGGTATGGCCGCAAGCCTCATCGACTTCGACTTCAGTCAAGGCCGCGCCGTGCCGCCCGCTTATCAAAAGATTCCTTAAGGGGATGACTTTCATGGCAATTTACCTCAAACAGGGGGTTTGGCTGGGCTTTGCGGCGGCCTCGCTTGCAAGCGAGGCCGCCGCGACTGCTTTCCCCAAAACAACAACTTTACTTAACGATTCCTAACATCACGCGGTGAGCACATCAGTGCAGGCCGCGAAAGACTTGGGGCGCACGACGCCGCCGTCGCAGTACAGCGAGGCGACAAGGGTGTATTTGCCCGCGATGGCGTTCTCACGCCCGCGCTCCATTTCTAGGGCGAGGCCCCCCCAGTAACCGGCGTAGTAGTCGGCAAAGTTACCAAAGATGATCGCCGAGCATTTATCCTTAGCAGTGCCTTTGGTGAGCTTGCGGCTGATGGTGTTGGTAAACAGGGGCGAGTAGCCGTTGAGGTCGCCCGCGTTGCCTTCGAGCAGCCGGCGGCTATCTGTGCCGCCAACGACAGGGGTCTGCTTCAAGGCCCCGCGCACCGCGCCGTTGGTCACGTAGCGCAGCGAGCCGCCGAGGGCATCGCCTTCATCGACTGCGGTCTCTAGGTCTACGAGGGTTTTGAGCGAGATTTTCGCGCCGGCCGCTCCGCCTTCGACACTGCCTATCCCTGTGGAGGCGAGGATGCCGGTAGGCCCAACGCCGCCAGTGCCGTGGTAGAAGCTGCGTTCGCGCACCACGCCGAGCTTGCCAGTGAGGTTGTGCCTAAGGGCCGCCTCGACTACCTCGCCCCTTTGCAGGAGCAGCTTTTCGGAGATGTCGATAAAGGCACTCTGGCGTTTGGGCGTGAGCAAGAGCATCGCCAGCGTGGGGTTTTGCTCCACAGCATTAGCCATTTCGGCAGTCCACTGGGGGTCATTATCGTCGCTAAGGATGCGGGTAACGGGCAGGTCGCCCACGAGGTCTTCTAGGACGGTGGCCCCGGCTTGGTGTAGGACGGAGCTGGCGAACAGGTCGTCCAAGAGGCCGCGCTGGGCTTCGCGCTCGACGGCGTAACCGCCTTTGGCAGGGTCGCCGACAATCATGGCGCGCGCCTCAGCATAGGGACTGCGGCGGCTGCGGCGCACGAGCATGCGCGGGAGCATGATGCCGCCGCCGAGGGGCAGGCCCGCACTGCGGCGTTCCGACTCGCCTGCTTGGGCCAGCTCGGCTTCCAGCCCGTCGAGCCGCCCGGTGCCCGCAGCGTAGTCGCCGCGCACGAGGCAGCGTAGGACTTTGGCAAAGTCGAATTTCTTAAACGCGCGTTCGTCTTGTTCGCTTTGTTGGTCGTCTTGCTTGTCGGCGGAGAGGGCCGCGAGCTTGCGGCTTTCGGCGAGGACTTGGTCGCCGATTTTTGCGAGTTCGTCGCTGATTTGGCGGATCTTTTCTTGGCCTTCGGCGGTGGCGCTATCGATGTCGCGGACTTCTTTGCGCAGCTTGTCGGCTTTTTCGCTGAGGTCGCGGATGAGGTTACTGGAGGTCATAGAGTTATGGCGGGGTTTCGATGGGTGGAGTGGCGGAGTTGAGAAATTAAGGGGCGGCAGGGGGCAGGGGTAGGCCGGTCAGTGCGTAGACTTCCGCCGAGAGGGCGCGGGCGAGCGCACGCCCACTGAAGGGGAGCTTTTGTTGGCCTTTCTCGGCGCGGTGGGCGTGCAGGCTGCGCAGGGCTACGGTGGTGTCCGCGTAGGCGGGGCGGGTGACTAGCGAGACGTCGTAGAGGGCACTGATTTTCTTAATCGTGCGGGTGGAGACTATCTTGCCGTCTGTGCTGTAGTGCTCGTCCCACTCTTGGCCGTCGTCTTCGACGGTGAAGGCGAAGGAGCTTTGGGAGACGATGCCCGCCTTTAGCAGCTCGTGCAGGTCGCGCCCGGCAGTGGTGTCGGGCAGGGTAAACTCATACCACAGGCCGCGCGTATCTACCCCAAGCGAGAGGCCCGCACCGTAGCGAGCTAGGGGCAGGTTCTGATCGTGATTAAAGAGGGCGACGACTTGGGCGTAGTCGAGCCCGTCGAAGGCTCCGCGCTCGATTATTTCGTAGAAGGCGAAGTCCGCCCAGCCGAGGTTCTCGCTTTTCGAGTCGAAGAGGGCCGCGTAGCCGCGCACAGCGGGGGCACTCTTCGAGTGTTCTTTCGGCGGCGTGCTCGTTGGCACGCCGTCGTCCAATGCGGCCTTATCCTCCTGTTTACCATCGGCAGATTCGCGTAAAACAGTAGGCGTGGGGGTATAGCGCAGCTCGGGGGCTTGGGCGAGGTAGCGGTATTCGCGGGCGAGAGGTGGAGGGCCGTTTTTCATGCGCTTGGGGCCAAGAAAGCCCACAGGGCGCACGCTGCCCAAGCGCACAAGCCGCCCACTTGCGCCCACTGCGCCAGCAGGACGAGGGGCTTTGCCTTTCGCCAAAGGGGGCGACGAAGAAGAAGGCCCTAGTCGCTTAGCTCGGGGGCTTGAGCGGCGGGATTATCCTCGCTCGGGGCGACCGGGCCGCCGCCCACGGGGATAGTCTGGTAATCGTCCATGCCTGCCGAGTCTTTACGGCGGTAGCCGAGCCACTCGCGCGCGTCGTTAGCACTGAAGACGCCTGCGTGGCGCATGGAGGTAATGAAGGCGGACTGGGAGGGCAGGGTCTGCGTGCCGAGTTCCTCGCGGTCGAACTTAAAGAAGTAGCCACTTTTCAGCTCGGCGCGGGTTAAAAGGGTGGCACCTAGGGCTTGCTCGAAGTTGATTAGCCAGGGGTCTAGGCAGTAGTGGATGAAGCCTAGGTTGAGCTGCTCGATGCCGCTGCCCCAGGTGGTCGCGGCGGTGTCGCCTATCAGGAAGGCGGGCACGCCATATAGGCGCGCGATTTCTTGGAGCTCGAAGACGCGGTTTTCCAGAAACTCCGCGTCGACTGCACTCATCCCGCCAATGGCCTGAAACTCTGCGCCTTGGAGTATCGGCACGATGCCTTCAGTGCCTCGGCCTTGGTGGCCGCGTGTCCAAAACTCGCGCATTTGGGCGACTTGCTCGGGCGTGGCTTCGGGGGGCATCTTAACCACGCCATTAAACTGCGCGGAGCGATCGAGTAAGCCGCTCGCGCGCTCGCGTAAGGAGAGGGAAGTGCCGATACTCTCGCGAAGCAGGGTGATGGGCGAGAGGCCGCGCACGCCGTCGGTAGAGAGGCCGCGCAGGTGCAGGATGTCGCGCGAGGTAAACAGCCCGCCTTCGCCCTCAATTCGGTAGGAGAGGAAGCGTTTGCCCGTGAGCCGCTCGACCTTCACCCGCTGCGGGCTAAGCCACTCCAGCTCTTGGGGCTCGCCTTGCGCGTCGCGGTGCACGCGCGCGTAGCCGTTACCGCCGAGGAGCACCCCTGTCATGACTAGGCGGCGAAACCCGAAGGAGTGGTGCAGCTCGCTAGGGAAGTTAACCACTTGGTGCGCGGGGTGTGCGCGGCAGTCTTGGGGGCCCGCCTCGCTTTGGCGGCATAGGGCTATGGGTAAGCGCGCGACCATCTCGCTAATCAGGCGCACACAGGAGGCCACTGCGGGCAGCCCTAAGGCAGTGCCCGGGGTGACGGCGACTCCGCCCGAACTGCGGGCCCCGAGCAGCTCGGCAAAAGTGCCTGCGCCGAAGCTGCGAGTCTGGGCAGGCGGGGGAGGCGTGCGACCAAAGAGGCGAGAGAGCAGCGAGCGGGGGCGTGGCGGAGGCATAACGGAGAGCATAATCGCCGCAGCGTGGCCGCACAGAATAGGGGAAACTTAGCCCACTTTGCCCCCTACCCCCCACTCCGTCTACTACTACCGCCTTAATCGTCAACCGCTCGAAAGCCTCATCACATAAAAATCTTAGCAAGAGTCGCGCCTGCGGCAAAAATTGCGGCACCAACCCACAGCGGATGCCATTGTCTTTCTACACGCATCTTGCGCGAAGATTCTAACAGGCTCGTTATCTCCGCGCGTATCCTCTCAATGTCGAGGTCGTCTTTATCGATTATGCGGACGTTGTGTTGCGTGTGGGCATTCATCGGATTGTACGGATTTGAAGGGGACACTGGGGGCGGGGTCTATCAGATTTACGTCAACGCACTCAATCGAATCATTAAAACGATTCAATCACAACAGCTATTTACCACACACACAATCCACAGACACGAAGGCGTAAGGGAGTTTAAACTGAAAGCCTAGTTCTCACAAATTAAGAGGTTATTCGATGTCGCCCCACTGCCTGCCTAAGGGGGGGGGGGCTGCTCTGCGCTTAGAAACGCGCGCAGAGCAGGCTAGTCGAAGTACACGGCGAAGGTCTTGGGGCGGGAGGCTTCGTCCAAGTCGGTGGCCCGCGCGGCCAGCGCATCTACCAGTGCGGCGATGCCGTCGATGCGGCCCCGGGAGCGACCTTTGGAGGGGGTGCGGCCTCCGGCGGCTCCTTCGAGTAGGGTGACGGCGGCGGCTTGGGCAGCGGCCAGGGGGTTTGCACCGTGATCGAGGCGGGCGGCTTCGACGAGTCGTTCCAGCTCATTGGTCGCAGCGGTGAGGGTGCTAAATCGCTGCGCGAGCATAAACATGGGGAGGGAGTGGGCGTCTTGGAGGCGTTGGGCGACGCCTTGCTCGGCACCGGGGTCGTAGGCGAATTTTGCGCAAGCTAGCTCGTAGGCGCGCAGGGTTTCGACGATGTCGGCTTCGACTTGGGTGACATCGGTCACTGCGCCTTCGGTGAGTCGTAGGTAGCCTTCGTTTGCCCATAGGTCGTAGGGCAGGGCGTCTTTCTCACTGCGCACACCGATTTGCTCGCTGGGTAGCCAGAAGTGCCAGGCGGCGAGGAGTCTTTGCGGGTCTTCGGGGTCTTCGGCAATGGCGCAAAGGGAGCTGGTGTCGCCCACGCTGGCTAGGTCGAGCCCGCACCAGACTTTGAGCCCGCGTAGGCGTTCCCACAGCCTTGCGGCCGCCGCCTGGGGGCTAGAGGCAGGTGCGAGAGTTTCGCTGGAGCGGGCAGGGCAGCAGGCTTGCCATTTGTGCGGGTCGAGCCATTGCTTGTGCCCGGCTCCAGTCTGCCATTGGTTGAGGTGCTTGAGGAGGAATTCGCGGCGCGCGCCGCTGCTTTTCTTGGCGACTTGGGCCAGTTGCTCCATGTTTTCTAGGCTTTTTACGGTGCCTAAGGAGGGGTTGGCCTTGGCCCAGCTTTTGGGGTCGTCCCACTTGTCAGCCTTGTCCAGCGTCCAGATGCAGCCGAAGTAGGTGGCTTGGTCGGCTTTTAGCCCGCGATAGGTGCCGCGTTCGACGGCTTTTAGTACGTCTTTGACGCGGTTTTCTTGCTCGCGGCAGACGCCCGAGACGTCCGTCCCTGCGGTGGTGATTTGAAAGAGCAGGGGGGAGTACGCACTGCCAAAGGCGGAGCTGATGACGTCCCATAGCTCGCGTTCGCGCCAGGCGTGCACTTCGTCCATTATGGCGACGTCGGGGCGTAGGCCGTCTTGAGAGTGGCTGTCGGAGCCTAGCGGGGCCCACTCGCTGCCACTGGGGCCGTGGGTGAGGTGGCGGGTGCGCACGCGGAATAGGGCGTTCCAGCGCGCGTTGGTTTTGAGCAGCCGGATGGCGTCTTTCCACACGAGCTTAGCTTGGTCTTCCTTGGTCGCTACCGAGTAGACTTGGGCGACGGAGTTTTTCGGCGAGAAGCACAGGTGGTAGAGGCCGAGGGGCGCGAGCATGCCGGTCTTGCCGTTTTTGCGCGGCACCTCGATGTAGGCGTAGGTGTAGCGGCGTTTGCGGGGATCGGCGCGCACGCGCCAGCCGTAGACTTGGGAGACGACGAATTGTTGCCAGGGTAGGAGGCTCAAGGGCTTGCCGTAGTCGGCCCCCGAGTAGATGCGAAATTCGCGCGAGAAGCGGATGGGGCGCGCGGCAAGCACGGGGTCGTAGACGTAGGGCACCGCGTCGCCCGCCTCAGCAGCTAGCCGTAAGTCGTGGGCGTGGCGGCGCACGGCCAGATGCACCCACCTGCAATGCTCGGCGGGCTTGTCGAGGAGCATTTGGGCAAAGGCGAGCGCGGGGTCGCGGGCAGGGGCCGCTACCGTACTAGGCGAGCCGCCGCCCTCGGCTCGGCCTACGGCTTCGATCCAAGCAAACTCTTCTTTGCGCAGATACCAGGCAGGCAGGGCTTTGCCCTGCCGGGCGCGTTTTTTTGCGCGCGAACGACTCGGCGTTTCTTTAGTCATGGGGCTTCATTTTTTGCTGCGGCGGAAGGGGAGCCAGTCGGGGTGTTCGAGGAGCCACTGGTGGGCGGTGCCCGCGCGGCAGTAGGTGCGGCGGATGATGTGGGGGCTGCCTTCCTCGCGCATGCTGCGCACGAGCGAGCGGCATTGCTTGGCACCGAGGCCGTAGACGCCGCAGGCTTCGAGCTCGAAGGCGAGCTCCTTGGGGGAGAGGTAGCGGTCGGGGTTGTTGTAGGCGGGGGGCATGGGAGGAATACGGGAGGGCGGAGAGAGAGAGAGAGAGAGAGAGGGGGGGCGGGGGCACTCGGGCGGCTACGCACTGTCAACCATGAGGCCCGGGCCGCTGCCCCACTCGCCATCGAGGAGCAGGCCCGAGAGGGTGCCGATGGAGGGGCCGCTTTGCGCAGATGCGGGCGCGCGGATGCTCTGGATGCGGCTGCGGCTAGCGGGGGTAAGCCCTAGCGCGTTTGCGCAGTCCATGAGGGTCTTGCGCGCGGCTTCTAGGGCGCGCACACGGGGGTTTTGCACTGCGCCGCGCGAGCCGGTGAGGCTGTAGCCTTCCTTGGGCAATTCGGCACTGTGATGGGCGATTTCTTCGTAGGCTTGGGCATAGGTGCACAAGAGCCCGTAGTCGGCACTGGTGAGCCGCTCGCCGAGCATCTGCGACACGCGCGCGTACTCGACCTTAGCCACCGCACCGAGCCACTCGGCAGCAGGGGGCAGGGGCGGCAGGGGCGGGGGCGTGAGCGGCTGGCCATCGGCCATCATAAGCGATAGCTCGCCTTGGCCGCTGGCACTGCGGGGTAGTGGGCCTCGGGCTCCCATGAGGGTTAGGCGTACGAAGGGTTAAGGGTTGCGAAGGGCCGTGCGGCGTATACACAGTGCCGCACTACGGCCCAAGCGATAACGAGCCCCGCATTCCCGCATCTACCCAAGAGCGCACAAACTCGCGCGCAGGCAGTGCCAATTGAGGAACGCGTCTCGGTGCTTGAGACACGTTGGAAACAGACCATGCCGACGCTAGCAACGCACTCAGACATTAGCGACATAAGGAGCCAGATACGCGGCACAGAAAATCGGCTCATCATGTGGGGTATCGGTGCGGTAATTGCGCTCGCAGCCACACTAGTGGCGATGATCACGGCCAACACAGCACGCATTGATACCCAAGCAGGGCGCATGGACGCCGCCTTGGCTGAAATAAGGGCAGACAACCGCACAACGAACGCGCGTATCGATAGGCTTGATGAGAAGATCGATGCCCGCTTCGACGCGCTCATGGCCGAGCTGCGTGCGCAGCGCGGGGCGGGGGAGTAATCGCGGCTAAGTGCGGTTTTCATAAGAAGGAAGGGCCGTTTTTTCTAGGCGTAGGAAATGTTAATGGCGGGTGAAGCGGCGGACTTGCTCGCGGGCAGCAAAGGCCGCGCAGGGGCGGCGCGGCGGTTCTTGCCCGCGTGGGTATCGCCCCAGGTCTTCTTTGCGTGGCACTGGCGGCACAGGGGTTGGAGGTTTGAGAGGGCGTAGAACTGCGGGTCGGCGCAGCTTTGCACCGGCTCGATATGGTCGACGAGGGTCGCGGGGACGTAGTGGCCTTTACGTTGGCAGGAGGCACAGAGGGGATTTGCGCCCAAGACGCGTTTCCTGCACTGCTGCCAGCGGTGGCCGTAGCCGCGTTTACTGGCCGATTCGCGGCGGGCCTCTAGGGGCGGCAAGACAGCCCCCGTAGTGTCGCGCGGGCGGGGGCTTTGGGCGGGGGCGCGGCGCGCGCACCCGAAGAGCGAGGGGGGCCTATAAGTCGCCATAAATTAAGAGCCTCCTTTCGGAGCTGGGGCGGCGGGGGGATAATCGCCCTTTTCTACAAAAAACGCACGAAACAGGGCATCGACTCGCACGAGGGTCGTTATAAAGCGGTGCAGGCTGTCTACATACTGCCCGGGGCAAGTGTATAATACGAGGCCTTCGACGCTATCTAGGAAGATACCGGCGGGCTCGCAGAGGGCTTGTATAGTGCGGCGTAGGGCGTCAACACGGGCGCGGGAGCTCTGTTTATAGCAGTGGCCTAGAACCGCTCCCATGTCGCAGAGGCGTAAGCCGCCAGAGCTCGCGCCCGCAGTGACTTCGACTTCTATACGCGAGCCGTCTCTATACGTAAAGGGGGTAGTAATGAGGCCTTCCTTATGCGCATCAATATAGTCAATGCGAGTTTCAGCGATTTGGTGTAAATAATAGTCGCTGACGAACTCTTGAAGGAGGGCTTCAGAGAGCGGCGCGGGCTCAGGCGTGTGGATAGGAGTAGGCGCAGTCATTTGGCACCTCCTTTCTTTTCAGCTTTTTCGGCGGCCTCTACCTTGCTTCCTAACTCGGCGACTTGCTCTTCGGCTTCGTAGAGGTCGTCTTGAAGCTCTTTTATGCGTTCTTCGATTTGGCTTAGCTCCATGCGCTTTTCCCAAAGCTTGTCTGTATCATTATCGAAGCAAAGGGCCGTGCTGTCTCTTCTCACGAGCGCGTATAGATAGGAAAAGCACGCGGCGCACTCTTTAATAAACTGCGGCAGCTTGCTTAAGCGCATCTGGCCGTGTGTCTTCTCAAAATACGGCAGGTAGTATTCGATTTCGCTGCGATACTTTTGAGCGAGTGCTTCTTTCGAGTCACTGCGGCGCGCGGCGGAGCGAAACTCATATGTCGTAAGCTCGCGGGCTGTCCAGAATCGCTCGCACGCGGCGTAATCACAGATGCTTTCGGATATTCCTGCGCAGTCGGGCAGTGTGCTTTCGACTGCGTGTGGCGCAACCAGCGTATCCATTACGGCGGCGGGGGTCATTTGGCACCTCCTTTTGGCGACAGGTCGCGCTGGGCCGCGATGGTGAATTTGTAATGGAGGGCTTCGGCGGCCAGCTCGACACCGAGCGGCCAGTCTAGGCCGAGCCACACGCGCAGTTTACGATAGAGGCGGCGCGCGCTGCGGCCTACTCGGGCGCGCAGGCGGATTTTCTGCGGGATGTCGCGCCAGGTGCGCAAGCGCGGCGGGGGGGGAGTACGCAGCTCGAAGCGCGCGCACGATAAGGGCGTTTTTAGGGAGATATACATGATGGGAGGAACGGTTGTTGTGTGTGTGTTGTTTTATGGAGAGTGCCTTTGCAGGGCCGCTTGCGCGGGGCCGCGCTCAGGCGTGGTAGTTCTCGAAGCGCGTGAGCTCTTTGAGGAAGGTCAGTTTGAGCTCGCCGACGGGGCCGTTGCGGTGCTTGGCAATCGTCAGCTCGGCGGGCGGGGGCGCAGCGGGGGCTTGGGCGGAGGCGGCGGCACTGGGCGCGGGGCGGCCTAGGAGGAGCACTAGGTCGGCGTCTTGCTCGATGGCACCGCTTTCGCGTAGGTCGGAGAGGCGGGCGGGGCGGCCGTCGCGCTCGGCAGCGCGGTTGAGCTGCGAGAGGACGACGACGGGCACATGCAGCTCCTTGGCTAGGGCCTTGAGCCCACGGGAGCACTCGGCGACTTGCTGCTCGCGGGGGGCGCGCGAGTCGCTGGGGCTCATCAGTTGCAGGTAATCGACGATGATGAGGCCAAGGGGGCTTTTCTGGTGTACGCGGCGCGCCTTGGCACGCAGCTCCATGACGGAGAGTTGGCTACTGTCGTCAATAAACAGGGGGGCGGTTTTAAGCTCCTCGGCGGCACTTTGCAGGGCCGCTTGCTGCACGCTGCCTTTGGCGATAAAGCCTTCGCGCAGGTGGTGCATATTAACCCGAGCGCGGGCGCAGAGCATGCGCTGGGCCAGTTGCTGCGCACTCATCTCTAGGGAGAAAACGAGCACCGGCACCGCCGAGAGATCGGCGCGGGCGGGAGGGAAGGCGGCGGCCTCGGCAAAGTTGAGCGCAAGGGCGGTCTTGCCCATTGAGGGGCGGGCCGCGAGGACGACCATCTCGCCCGGCTGGAAGCCGTAGGTTAGCGCATCAAGGTCGCGAAAGCCGCTGCGAACGCCCGTCACCGAGAACTTGCGCACCTGCATCTGCGCAAAGACGGCCATACTCTCCTCGACATGCGCCTTAAACGAGGTGGGCGCGGCCCCACGAATGCGCTGCTGCGAGACCTCGAACAGGTCGTGCTCGATTGTGTCGACTAGCTGGGAAATCTCACCGGCCTCGGCGTCGTGACTGAGGCACTTGTGGCGTGTCGAATCGGCCACGCGGATAAGCTCGCGCAGCAAGTGCAGCTCGGCCACGCGCTCGACGAAGTAGGCCGCCTGCGCCGTCGTGGGGATGGCGAAGGCGAGGGCAGACAGAGCCGCCACCCCGCCGATGCGCTCCAACTCGCCGCGCTTACCCAGCTCCTCAGCCAACACGGCAATGTCGATAGCCCCGTGCGCTTCGTAAAGCTCGACCATGCGCTCGTAAAGCAGCCGATACGACGCATCGTAAAACGCGGCGGCACCAAGCCCGCGCGACACGCACAAGGAAATCGTCTCCGCACTAGCTCCATCAATTAAGCAACAGGCTAGGACGTGCGCCTCGGCCCCCTCGCTGTGCGGCAACTCGGCGGGCGAAGCGCGCACCGCCTTAGCACTAGCGACCACTTTGCACCTCCTCTCGTGGGGCAGCCACCGACACAGCGAGGGCCGCCCTACCCGAGGCAGTGGGGCTGGCAGTGGGGCGAAGGCTCAGCGGCTTTTGCCTGCCTGCGCACTTCGCTAGCTCGGCCAAGACGCCCTTGCGCAAATCAGTGCCTAGGGCGGCCCACTCTCGCCCCTCAAGTGCCTCTAAATCAAGGTTATGGAGCCGAGCGAGCACCCCGCGCCAGCCCTCCGGCGGCGGGCAATACGGGTCGAGCGGGGTAGGGAGGCGAGCACCGGCGAGGCGCGGGGGGGCAGTGCCAACTACGTTTGACCAATTTCGCGCCAAGGCCCGAGGGCTAATCACGCAGTCACGATATTTTTGCCGATACGCCTCGCTCGCTGCGGCCAGCGACTCGGGCGACAAGTTCGGCTCGACCGCTAGCACGGCGGCAACCGACTTCTGCGCCGCGCGCAACAAGGGGCCCGTCGCCTTGGCAGGGTCATTACCCGTCACCACCAAAATCGCGGCCACCAAGTTCGGCGGGGCTTGCGCAGGGGCTTTATCCGGATCGGGAAAAACAGGAGCCAAAGAGCGTACTCGCTGCCCCCCGAGAGGCGCGGCGCAAGCCGCCGCCGGTGGGGGGCTATGGGGGGTATTGTTTACTATCCACTCTCTACTATCCGTCCTTTTTATGTCCGCATCGGTGTCCGCATTAATGTCCTGTTCAGTGTGCGCACGAGTGGGAACCCCCGCCTGCGGCGCGCCGCGCACGTAAGCACTCAACTCGCCGCGCTGCCTCTCATTGAGCTTATCGTAGCAGACAAGCAGCTCTGCGGCCACCCGCGCCTTGGCCTCGCCTGCTGGCAACTCGCGCCAGCACCCCAGCCGTGCGGCCACTACCGACTCATTGCGCGCCGCATGTGCGGCGACTTGTCCAGGCAGGTAAACGCAGGCCCCCAACCAGTAGGCGAGCCCCGCCGCTTCGAGCTGCGCAAAACCCCGCCGCAGCGCGGCCCTACTCATGCCCGTGTCTGCGACGACGTAACCCTCCCGACACAAAAAACAGCCTAGGAAATTCGCATGCGGACTACTGAGCAAGTACGCGTAGAGGGCTTTGGCATGAAACGACAGATCCTCGCGCAGCCACAGCGAGGAAGGGATTTGGCCAAACTCACGCATGATCAACGCCCCCCTTTCTGCGTGCCGCCCTGCACACTCCCCAAAGCCTGCCCCACGCGAGCGCGCGGCGGTAAGGCAAGATCATCGTCGCTGCTAAACTCAGTATAAGCCGCGCCGCGCCCGCCTCTTTCTCTTACAAATACCCTGCTCCCCCTCAGCCTCCCCTCTTCGCGGGCACTGGCCGCTCCCCTAAAAAAAGATAGTGCTATGCAAGTGCTATATAGTTTCCTAACTAACTGATTATAAAAATAGTTATCAAGGTTTTCTAAACCGTCGGTCGTGGGTTCGAACCCCACCCACCGTAGGAGCAGAGGGTAATCTTATTGATCGCCATGCTTTTTTAGGACTGTAAGGTGAGATAAGTACTCTTGGATTGTCGGCTTGTGTTGGCATGAATCGGACTATCCCGGTCGCTACTGCCGTGAGGGCTGATGTAAAGCTTTCTACGACAGGGGGAGCATGGTCATGTGGCCGGAGTGTCGATTGCGACTTGTCAGGGAAAAGTGGTATCGATTAGACCAGCACGAGGAGGTTATGGAGCTTCTGGCGCGGCTGGGCGTCAAGGGCGCGCTCAGCGAGGGCACGACCGAGGGCGCACAACAGGTCTGGCAGAACTTTAACGCGAGTGTCTTCACTGGCTACGACCCCGAGCGTAAGGTCGATGACGATGTCATCCATTCGGCAATTATCGGCGCAATCGTGGGCGGCACTGCCGCTGGCGCGGGCCGCGCGGGAAAGCTTTCGCTAGGCTATAACGAGAAGGTCGATGCACTTGGAAAAGTGGGCGTCGAAAATCCAGACGAGAGCACGGTTGACCGGATGAACCGCAGCTTGGCCAAGCAGCTTAATGAACTGGATACGAACAAGGAGGGGCCTGCCCCAGACTTACAGCCCAAGCAGATTAAGAATTTAGCCGAGGTTTTGGCCGCCGCGCAGCAACAAAGCGACACACAGCGTGCGGCGATTGAGGCCGAACAACAGGCCCGCGCAGAGCGACTGGCTGCCGCCAAAGCGCGGCGTGACCAGTTTGACTCGTATCTCAAACAAGCTCGGCAACTGCTCGATGAGCGAAGCGAAAACTATGCAGCGGTGAAAGGCGTGATGACCACGCTTCGCGCGTATGTGGACGATAAGTCAATCGAGCTGCCTCTCACCCAGCAGAACGAGGCACTGGCACTCATCCGTGACTTAAGGCCCATCCATGAGAAGTTGAAGGCCGAGCAAGACGCTGCGGCCGCAGCGCGTGTGGCCGAGGCCAAAGCCCAAGCCGAGCGCGAGGCACAAGAGCGCAAGGCACGGATTAAGGAGGAGAAGAAGGCACTCAAGGCACTCGATAAGCAGCGGCTGGAGAACCTGTCCGACGATGACTTGGCCGAGCTTGGGCTTAGTCTTGGTGAGGCAGTGGCTGATGGTGCGGGGCCGGAAGTGCAAGCGCAGCTCGACCGCGTAACCCGCGAGTGGCAACGCCGCGAAAAACAACAGCTCGTCCCCACTACCGATGAAGACGATTTACTCACTGTCCTTCGTCGTATCAAGCTGCCGACGCGCGACGATAGCGGACGCGGGCTCCAAGGTGAGCTCGACTCGCTGCGCAATGAGGGCGTCAACTTCGGCACACGCCAACAGCTCTTTGACTCGAAACAAGGCTCGCTCGACCGCACGGCGGAACGACTGCGCGGCGAAGGCTTTAATCAAATCCAAACACCCGACGATGTTATCGAGTTCACTAAACGCGCTCTTGCTGGCGAACGCATCCTACCCGAGCTGCGAATTGACACCGCCCGTAAGGCACGCTCTGATGCCGACCAAACCCACGCGCCAGATGATAGACTACCGCACGCATCCCAAGCCGATACACCCGACTCATTTACAGCGCACGGGACTTTCATTACAGGAAGCCGAGTCACTGCTCAACAGGCCATACGCATCGCTGCACGCGGGCGAGCGGCACGACTATATTTTACTGAGTCAGACGCCGGAAGAAAGACAGCAGTGGGTGAAGCGGAATTTCGCCGAGTGGCGCAAGTTCTTCCCTTGGTTAGAGGAGCCAGTAGCCTCCTAAATACGCAAACGGGACGTTCGCTGCCCGAGATAGGGCGCGGACAAGAAGCGTTTGTTTATGAAGACGCAGAACAAGGTGTAGTATATAAAGTCTATACGAAGGGACACTCCGCCTATGAGTCTATCGGTATGCGCGTCGCAATCGACGAGGGCATGGCCGGTCTCGATACAGGTCAGCCTCGCGACGTTATTGAAAAAGCATGGGCCATTAACGAACTGGGCGGCACGCCTACGGAAATCGTGGGCTTTACCCAAGACGGCGAAATCGTGGTCAAGCAGCCTCGTGGTAACGACGCCGCACAATACGAGCGGGCCCAAGTCCTCACTCGTGCACACTTACAAGAAGTGCCAAGCGAGGTGCTGCCGCGTATCGATATGCGCAGCCCCTTATACTATTCGCATATCGCAGGCCAAGACGTGCTGCTCGGCGACCTGCACGGTAAAAACTTCATCGGCGATACAATCGGGCGCGGACGTATAAACGACCTCGCGACGCATGTATTAACCGAAGCCGAGCTGCAAAAACTGCCGAAGTTAAACGGATGGATAAACGAACGCCGCAGCGCAGCTCGTGCCCAAGGCAGCGCGGACTTTGCGAAACGAGGCAACACAGCCGAAGGACGCGGAGGCAACGACTCTGCGCAGTCAATGGCTGCGGACACTGTCCGCGACCTCGTGATGACGCACAACCTCACCGAGGAAAACTTGCTGCATGCAAAGAAAATGGGGGGCTTGGCGACGCCGTCTTTCGCCATTACTCAGGGTAAGCCACCAGAAAATTTTGGCGAAATTACGCTAATCGGTTCGCGCGAGCTAGTCAAACCTAAGCGCGATACACAGGTCTTCGGCGCGGATGTGTTCTCGACCCAATACCCAGAGATTCAACTGGAGATTGATACAAACGCGTATGCCGACTTTGCAGCTCAGCTCGCACCGTATCGTAAACAAGTCGGGGGCCTCATCCCCGATGCACGTTATATCGCCGAAAGGGGCTTCGACGGGCTAGAAGGCAGTGAGCCACTTATGGCGCAGTTTATGCACAAGCAGGGACTGACTTTGCCAGAGGGTCGAGCCACTCGCTTTTCGCTACGCGAAAAAATAGAATCAGCCGGTAAGCTTTCAGAGTATCATGCCTTCGTCCGCGAAGAGTTGGCCAAGATGACCAAAGGCGAGCGCATCCGCCAAGGCAGCACCGCAGCGGGCCGTCCACGCTACATCCCGCATACGCTGGAAAATGTCGTTAAGATTCTAAAGAAGGGCCTCCGCGGCGGGGCGGGAATGTTCGGCGTGGGAACGCTGCGCTCGCACCTCGCCCCGCAGTTTAAATCCATAGCGGCTATTCGTGAAAACAAAGACCGGCTCGTTACCCGCGAGCAGGTCGAGCAAATCCGCGAGGAAATACAGGCCGAGCTTTTCGAGGTCATGAATACGACCGCCTCGCAGCTCGGATTTAATGACAGGGTCTATTTCTTAGAGGAAGCCGCCAAGAGCGGAATCCCCCGTGCGGCGAAAGCCTACAACCTTACACTCGACACTGCACAGCAAACGCGCATCGCCGACTTCCTCAACAAGCTGCGTGAAATGCCGACCGAGTATTTCGAGGGGAAGCTTTTGAGGGCAGTGCAGGTGGGCGAGTTTAGCGCGGCGGTCGTTCCCGATACAATCGGGACGGAGGCACTCGCTTACTTACGCGAACAGGGGCTTAAGGATATCCGCACTTACGACCCAAATGTGCAGGGTGCACAGGCTAAGGCAGTAGGCGACTATCAACACCTGTTCTTCGCTCGCGAGGTAGGCGTAAAACAACACCAACGCCAACTCAACGAGCAGGCGAAAACCTTGCGCGACAAGGGCGAGCAAGCGCAGCTCGTCGCCGAAGACTTTAAAGCGCGTATCGAGCGTATCGCGCCTGCGCTGATGATGCGCTATCAAGCCCTCGTCGGCGATTATGATTCGTTATTCAGCGTGGGTATCCGGCCCGAGCAGCTCGACGGTTCGGAACAGGCTGCGCACATCGTGGGCGCAAAGACGCGCATCCTGTGGTTCCTGCAACAAAACCTACGCGCCGATAAGAACGGGCTGATGGACGAGCGGCTGCGCCGCGACATGCTGCACGAGTCCGCCCATGCGTGGTTAAATACTCTGGAGACCGACCGCAAAGAATTCCTCTTCCGCGAGTGGCAGCGCGACTTAAAGGCCAAGGACGGCTGGCTCGCACAAATGCGTAAGGACAAGGTCGAGCTGCGCGAAGGTGTAGAAACCGACTGGGCCGAATACTGGGCCGAGCGCATAGCCTACGAAAATAGCAAATGGGCAGGCAAACGCGAGCGGTGGGCAATCGCAGGCGACCGTGGACTCCTCGCCCAAATTTACGCGGAGTTTCGCCAATTCCTCGCCGACGCTATCGACCTACTCCAACGCGCATTCACTCGCACCAAGCGTTACAACATCGACTTCCGCTCCTTCCTCACAGACACGCGGTATGACGCGGCGGACAGTGGCCGCACTGCGGCCGCAGTGCCTCAAACGGTCGCAGCAGCTCGTGAAACTCAAGTGCACGGTAAGGTGAAACAGGCACTCGAAGCTCGCGCGAAGGCGACCTATGAGCGGGCACAATCACGCGGCAATACACAGCTCAGCTTCAAGCAGTGGAGGCAGGCGCACTCGCCAGAGTTTAAAAACTGGTTTGGCGACTGGCAGGCTCTGCGGGCACAACAGCGTATTGATGCCATGCAGCCAGTCGAACTGCAACTGGACGAGAAGCTGCGCAATGCCGACGTGAAGACGCTACGCCAAGAGGTGACGACCTACTTGCGCAGTCTGGCGAACGGCAAGACGACTGCCAATCATCTCGAACTGGGCGAGGTTGGCTTTAGCACCAGTAACATCGGTAAGGTGATTAATACCAGTGCCACTACCAAGAAGCTCCAAGCAACACGCGATATCGTGCGCGTTATCGAGCAGGCACACCTTATCGGTTCGCAACTTAGCAGTAAGAAAAACGAGGCGATACAGGGGGTAACCTATCACACACTGGCCGCAAAGGTGCGGGCCTTCGGACACGAGTTCATCACGGTTGTCACCCTCAAGGAAGCGTCTGGCGGAAAGCTCTTTTACAACAACATCGTCGCTGCCTCCACACACGAAAAAGCCCCGTCGATATCTCCGCGCGGGCAGCAATCCGAGGATCCTGTATCACCGACATCGGCTCTTCACGGGGCTAAGAAGGAACATCTACAACCTTTTGAACGTGTCAACCCAGAGTCGGTGTCCAAGGTCGTAGACCCGCACACGGGCGAGCCGCGAGTCGTGTATCATGGGACGGGAAGCAAGTTCACGCAGTTCAATACGCAAGATTTGCGGTTTTCGGGGATTTTCTTTTCCGAGTCCCAACAGGTCGCAGACGGCTACACCGAGGGAGGCGAGTCGCCAAATGTAATGGCTGCCTACCTAGACTTAAAAAAACCGCTGTATGTGAAGGCCGCTGGCAAGGGCTGGAATGACTTAAACGGATACACCGAAATCGCAGGGGACAGGGCAGCTCATAACTTGGCTGAGGCCCTGCATATCCCGCCAGAGGAAGACGGTAGCTTTATAGAGATGGTGAGCACCGATGAGGTGACTCGGTGGGCTCGGCGCAAGGGCTTCGATGGAGTCATCTTTGAGGACATTCGCGATGGTGGGGATGGTAGCCCAATGACCGTCTACACGGTGTTTCGCTCCGAGCAGGTGAAGAGTGCGACCGGCAACCGTGGCACGTTCGACGCGGACAATCCCGACATCACTTTCTCCCGCGCTGCTTGGGACGAGGTTTACAGCTACGACTTAAAGGAGGGCTACGAGCGGTTCTTCCACGGCAGTAATGAGGGGCTTGGCAGCGTCGAGGATTCCGGCCCATTTGGCGGAGTCTTTGCCTCGCAGGATTATGGAGCCGCCCGCTCGCATGGGGCACAGATGTTTGTCGCTGATATTAAGGCCGAAGAGGTCGCCAGTAACTGGGATATTATGAACGCCCCCGAGGGGGTCTTGGATAGGGTCTACACGCGCACGGTGGGTAAGGACTGGAGGCAGCATGCGGAATTGCTGGAGCGGGCCGTTGAAGAGGATAAAGGCGTCCACGATTTCGCGGAGGACGAAGTGCTGGCTGCGCTGGGAGGCGAGGACTTGGGCGAGGCAGCTTGGCAGGCTCAGTATGTGCGCGGACTAATCGCTAAGGAACTCGGCTTTAAGGCCGTGCCCATGAAGGATGAACACGGCACAAGCTACCTCGTGCTGCCAGAGGCCGAACTGCGCAGCGTCGAGCAATTAAAGGCAAAGTGGGAGGCTGGGACGCGGCACGGCCAGCTTGTCCACGCCGACTTTGCTCGCAAGGCCGATGAGCCGAGCATGCTTTCGGACGAACAACGCCTCGCCCGTGCGCTGCACGAACTCGAAGAACTCAATTATCGTATCGACGAGTTGAAGAACGCGACCACACGCCAACAAAAGGCCGAGTATCGGCAGCTCCTAGGCGAGCGAAACGAGAAACGCATGTTCATTGATGAGGCATTTTCCGGTTGGCGTAAGACACATCCCGAGCTGGCCGACGGCCAAGTCGTAGACCCGAAAGCCGCACGCAAACGCATCCTCGAAAAAGATCTCAAGCAGGCTGAGGAACACGCTGAGCGCGGCAACACCTTCGCCGAAAAACACGCCGAGGCTCTTAGGCGAACTCTTCAGAGGGAGTATCCCGCTAGGGTGGATGGCAGCTCGGAAACCCAAGCTCGCCCACCATACGTGCGAAACGATAGCGGGAATGCCGCACCTGTCGTCACTGCGCACGGACAAGTCAATAACTCCGACTCGAAAAGAGCACAGGCCCGCGCAGAGTTGGCTAGTATGTCCCCTGTGTCCGTCTCTGGACTAGACCCCGCACTTACAGGAAAACCGCTGCGCGAAGCGGCGCATGATGCTTATAAAGGAGCTGCCGATAAAGGCCCTGTGCGAATGCGCGATGGTCGCGTAGTTGAGCTAACGACTGTTGGTTTCAAGAAGGTGCGTAGCCACAGTGCAGACCGAAAGTTACTCGACCTGTTTACTTCGATACGAGAGGTCTTGGAGAAGGCCGTGCCTATCGCCAGTTTGCCCCACGTCCCCGCAGACCACACCGACTCAATCAAAGCTTGGCACTACTACGGCGCAAAGGTCGCTTTCGGCAAACAGGAGCTTTACGCGAAACTCGTCGTGCGTGAATCGGTCAATGGTGAGATTTACTACGACACCAACTTCTCCGGCCTAGAAGAGGCCGTCGCGAGAGACAGGGACGCGATTCCAGACAAACCAGAGGCGGCACCTCGTCTCTCCGACGACATGCACACTCTTGGTGAGTTGCTTGACGGTGTCAAGGAGGTCAGTGACCTCAGCCAATCTGGCGAGCCGCTCGCTGGCGGCTCGTCGGCGACACCCTCTATCAACGAAGGCCGCGATCACTCGGTCGTGCCGCCGCTGCTAGGCCATACAAACATCCCGCCGAAGCCCGGCCAGACCGTGTGGCAGTGGCTCACCGACTTCATTAAGGGGTTCCGCAACTTCGTGCCCGAGGTGTCACCGCGCGACCCGAACTACGCGCCGCTGCGCCAGTTCTACAAGGCGATCAAACGCGCCACGCCGCAAAACCAAGCCCGCGTCCAAGAAATCCTAGGGAGGATCGTCCAGCCGCTGCTCGAAGGACGAGGCGGCAACGACGCCTCGCCAAATAAAGGGAGTCCACGACTCATGGGGAAGGCGGAAGCCGACACCTACCGCAAGCTCGGCCTCATCCAACAACGCATCCGCAAACTGGAGAAAGCGGGTGAGGGTAAGCCGGAGGTTCAATCAAAGAACCTCGCAGAGTTGGCCCGCCTGCATGCCCAAGTCGTGCAACTTAACGCACAGCTCGAAGCCCAGCCCTACCACTTGTTTAACAAGCTCGTGCTGGCCGAGGACTACGTGTGGCGGGCCGAAAACCTCAAAGATCAGGAGGGCCAACCCCTCGCCCTGCCAGACGGTATCACACTCGAAGAGGCCAAGGCCGAAGCCGCGCGACTCCAAGCACTTGCGACGGCACATCCGAACGTGGCCGCAATCAACCGCGCCGTGCAATCCCACCTCGAACTGGTCGCCGAAACATGGGCCGAGCTGGAACGCCGATTCCCAGAACTGAAGGCCGTCCCAACAAACCCATACTACTTCCCGCACCACATCATAAACGATAAGCACCCTGCCAAGCTCGCCCGCGTGCGGCTCGATACCGCCGAGGAAATCAGAAAATACCTAATCGAGCCGAAAGGCTCCACCGCCCCTATCGAGACCGACTACGCCAAGGCCATGAGCCTGCACCTCTCGGCAGTCTACGCGCACAACTCCCGCGCAGACCTCGTGCGCGATTTAATCAAGAGGCCCTTCGACAAAATGGACGAGCTGCGCGAGCGCGCCAAAGAGTTGAGCGAAGAGGGCGGCGAGCGCGTGAGCTGGCAGGACGTATTTAAGGAGGAATACAAACACAGCGGTTATGTCGCATGGGAGCCTGACGACCGGCTGCACCTGCACAGCGAGGCGATAGTCAGTAGGGAGAAAATCGCCAAGCGTCTCGGCGTAGCCCTAGGCGACGGCGACCTACAAACCGAGCTAGCGAAAGCCGGAATCACTCAAGTCCAACTCCTGCCCACCGACATCCGCGAAGCCCTCACGCCCACCGCCAAGGAAGAATGGATCATCCCCGAAAAGGTCGCCCAAGCCCTAGAGGCGATGATAGAGCGCGAAAGCCGCTACGAGGGCAGCGACCTAGGCAGCGGGCTCGTGCGAAGCCTAGAGGCCGCGCAAAACCTCTGGAAAAAACACATCCTCTTTAGCCCGTGGAACTACATCCGCTACGAATATAACAACACCACTAGCGACCTAGAAAAACTCTTCAGTGCAGATCCCGCCGTCTTCGGCTACCTGCCAAGCTCGCTGCGCGAAGTCATGGACTTGTTCGCCGAAAATCCAGACCGCCCGCCGACCGTCGAAGCACGAATCGCCAAGGCCCTAGGCGTCATGCAGTCGGTCACGATTCGCGAAGCGGGCGACCTGCCGCAGCTCAAACAATTCGCCGCACTCAAGGCACGCCCCGAACGCCTCCGCGACATTGCCAAAGCCGCAAGCACTCTGTTCCTCGCCAATGGCCGCAGCACCATCGAGCTATCCCAACTGCGCGAAGCGACCTTCCGCTACGCCAAGTTTAAGGCCGATTTGGATAGGATGCGAAACGGCGCACGCCCTGTCTACGCCGGAGCCTACCACAAAGACATCGACGCACTGGTCGTGACTGAAGACCACCTCAACACCATCCGCGTAATTGAAGGTAACGCAGCGGAAGGACGCACGCCTACCAACGCTGTTGATTATCTAAAAGCGGCGGAGATAAGCCTAGCGACCTTTGGCGACTACGACACCATCAGCGTATCGGGCCAAGCCCTACGCAAGATGATGATCCCCTTCTACTCGTGGATAGAGATCAACTTCCGCTACCACGCTAACCTCTTCAGGAACTTGAAGGACATGGCCGTAGCAGGCGAACTAAGTAAGGCCGACGCACGAAAGGCAGGAGCCCGCGCTGCCGGTGTATTGGCTGCGACGTTTACGCGCCGTGTCGCCGCTTACACAGCGGGACGCTTGCTGCTGCCCTACCTCGCCGTCGCTATGTGGAACAACTCCGGCGACAACGAGGAAATCGAAGACGAACTCAGCGAAGCCGACCGCCGCCGATTCCATATCAACCTAGGTCGTGACAAAGACGGCCGCGCCCGCGTCGTCTACGCGGCCACCGCTCTAGGCGACGTCATGAAATGGTTCGGCGGTGACGACCTCTTCCGACTCGGCGCAGACTTGTTGAAGGGGCGAACGACCCTCGCCAAGGCTGTCGAACACTACTCGACCCAGTTCCTCCCCGACCTCGTCAACAACCTCGCAGGCGGCATCGGCCCTGTAGTCAAAGCCGGATACACGCTGGCCAGCGGCAAGAGCACCTTCCCCGACATCACCGACCAACGCACGATTCCCGCGTATGACCTCAAGTGGAACATCCTTAGCCAGATGACCGACGGCTTCACCGCCGACATGATACGCCGCGTATTGGACAAAGACTACCTCACGCCGCGAGATTTGGGCGACTGGGCCCAGCAATTGATACTCCAAGTTCGCAAACGCGACGCGGCCTCGTGGAGCTTCTACGCCATAAAAGACAAAGCCGCCGACTGGAACGAACGACGCACCGGCAAAAGCCGTGGCAGTAGCGAATATAACTCGCCCGAAATGCAAGTGCTGCGAAATTATCGGAGGGCTATCTATCGCGGCGACGTCAAGAACGCCATGCGCTTCTACGACCGCTTGCTGGAGTTCGGCTACACCGCCGAGCGGCTCCGCAGCTCCATCCGCTCACAAGACCCCTTGAGCGAAATCCCTAAAGAGATGCGCAGGGAATTTGTGGCTAGCCTTAGCCCATTCGAGAGGAGGCAACTCGAACGCGCGTATATCCACTACGCCAAAATGAACAGCCTACGCGGATATGAGACGCAGCTCTTCCCACGCGCAAACACGCCCCCCGCATGGCGCGCCCGACACAAACCACGCTACAACATCCTCGAACGCCAAATCACAGGACACAGGCAGCTCACCGGCGAAGAACTCGCCAAACGCGCCCATCGCGCCATGATGGAAAGCTTGCGACCGTAACACCCTTCCAAGGGAAGCCTCGAAAGGGCCGGAAAATAACTAGCGCGAGTCGCTGCGCTGACTGCGCAACTCTGCCATCAGCGCATCGAACTTCGCGTCCATGCGGGCGTTAGTCTCACGGATCTCTGCGCGAAGCTCGGTAACTGCTGAATCAATCCGTGAGTTTGTTGAGTCCAGCCGAGTGTTGACCGAATCAAATCGTGCGGTGATTGAATCAAATCGTGCGTTGATTGAGGTGTAGCCGGAAAAAAAGATACCCAAAACTGCAAACAGCAGACCAAACGCTGCGCCTAGCACCCATTTGACAAGCCGGTTTTCTATACCGCGTAAATCGGCGATGGTCGCTAGCGTAGGAACAGTTGCTTCCCATCGACCTTCGAGCGCGGCGACACGAACCTCGGCGGATTCAGTGCGCGAGAACGGCTTGGTCGCACGCGTGTGCTCGCGGGCACGGGGCTCGGCGTGGGCTTGGGCGTGTGGCGAAGTCTTACCAACCAGATTAAAGACATGGCGGAGCGTGTAGACATAGGCACGACCCAGATGCAAGTCTTGGGCCGCGTGGCCGTACACAACGGCGCGTCAATGGATGAAATGAACAAGGCCGTCCTTAATCCCACCAAGAGCACTCAGGAGGCGGCAACGGCAACAAGGGGGCTCCGAACGCTTTGCTTGCCTCGACATCAACAAGCTCAAGACCCTCGTCCCTGAACGGCAAAATGGAGAGGATGGGGGGGCGTGTCGCAGTGGCTCCCCCTTGCCTCGTAGTGCGAGGTCTGCGTCCACGCAGTCGGAGCTTATTGCTATAGGTCGTAATGAATGCGAACGAGTCCTTGGACGTGGTTGAAGTGTGCATCGCGGCTTAGAAGGGGGACTTCCATCTCCAAGGCGGTAGCGGCAATCCATAGGTCGTTGACTGGGATGGGCGTGCCGCTGTCTTCGAGTTCGGCGCGGATTCGTCCGTAAATTCCGGCTGTCGTATCCGTAACGGGGTAAATCTCGCAAAGGGGCAGTGTGCGGCGTAGCCAGTCGTGATAGCGCAA